CTAGTAAAAAGTTACATCTATCTCCTTTTAGAAATGACCATAAAATAACTTGTTCTTTTTATAAATCTAAATCTGATATTTTATGGTCATTTCTAAAAGGAGATAGATGTAACTAGTAAAAAGTTACATCCATTCCTGTATAATATTGCATTATAGATTCTTGATTTGTTTTAGAAAGAATCAATTCTTTTGTTATTTCTGGTTCTAATGATGAAAAGTACATAGTTTAAAAAAGTTTAATTCTATCTAATATATCAAGAATCTTGATTCAATCAAAGTTCAATATCATCTAAATCAATTGAATCATCAGACTTATCGGAGTCTACTTTGTCCATATTGGTTGGCTTAGCCTCCTTATATTTCTTCATTTGACTCAATTCATAATTAGAGAATTGAAGTTTACTTTCATCTAGAGAAATAAAGTTAAGTGGAGAAGGTTTAGTATCAGCAGTTGCTTCCTTACTAAGTACACAAGCACTAGGAAGAGCTGCATAAGTTACACCGTTATTTACACGACCTACAAGCTTCAAGTATGCTTTTACTGAATCCTTTCCTGTAAGTGCTTTAATAATCAATCCAATAAAATCATCAATAGTCTTCAATTTAGAAGCGTTATCAATGATTTTCTGAGCACCAGCAGGATTAATTACTTGAGTAATCTGCATAAGTGTATATTGGAATTGCTCGAAAGCAGAAGGATAATGAGCGCCACTTGTTTCATTTACTCTTCTTTCAAAATCTGCATCTTTATTAGGAATAAACAAATTAGTAGTAAATGTTCCCTTATTATCACCACAACCCTTAAACTCAAGAGCTACAATTCCATATTCAGTACCATCCTTTCCTTTTAAACTTGTCTTTTCAATTTTAGTAAGATTTACAGGATAAATGTCATAAGCCTTTAAATAATTGCCGCTTTCGCTTACAAAAGAAGTTTCACCAAGATTTGAAAAATTAAAATTACTCATAAAATATTATACATAAAAATTAAATCACACATTTGTGACTATTAAGTATCTCATAGATTAAAGATCTAAATCAAAATCTATGTCTCCAGCATCTACTCCATCTTTAATATCCTCTTCATCGTCATCAGGATTAGAAATTTCTTCTGGAATATCAACTATATCATCTTCCTTTTCAGGAGCATTTCCTTGTAACTTGAACCAACCATCCTTATCTTCATATGGAATTAATTCAAATATATCACCATATTCAATAAGATTATCATGACGAGATCCTCTAAATGAAATAGTATAGGTCTTAGTTAAACGATTACCCTTAGCCTCATCTGGCTTTAATACTGGAGTAATCTTCTTTCCTTTCTTTTCAAATACTACATCATATTTACAATCTGGTTCATAACCAGTCATTTCGATAGCAGCAGCATTTAATTGAAGTTTGTTATCAAGAAGTATAATTTTAGCTACAGGATCTGTATCTTTTGGTTTACGTGTTCTAGTACTAGTTGAGGCTTTCTTTACTTCTTTAAAATCTCCAAGAGTAGCTTCTCTTGTCATAATTTCACCTGTTTCTTCATCAACAAGTTCTAAAATAAGTTTACAAGAATTAATTTTAATATTCATTATTCTTCATTATATTCTTTAATTACTTTAAGTATCTCATTCAAGTCATTATCAATCTCTAATTCTTCAAACATTCCCATTGGAGTTTTAGCAAGACATTTACCATCATTATTAGTAACTAATTTATATTGCATCCTACCATCATCTCCTTCAGTTACCTTAGTAAAGAATATATAAGTAAATAAACCTTCAAGAGTTACTTTCTCACTTAAAAGTTTACCAATAGTTTTAATAACATATTTTGGATCAATTTCAGTTCCAACATTATCAGCATGTGTTAAAAAGCACATAGTACAATCTTCACGCATCTGTTCAGAATACCTTAAAATATCCATCATATGTTGAGCAATTTCAGAAAAACGACTATATCCTACTTCTGTAGCTCTGTCGACAAATTCATAACTCATAATATATTGCATATCATCAATAACTACCCGCCTGATATTAAATAATCTGCTATTGATAATTTTTAATACTATAAAAATTTGTTTAGAATTTGAACTAATATAGTATTTAACAGACATATCTTTAGTTTCTTTATCTATTTTAAAAGGAATATACTTTTTCTTCCATCCTTTAAAACTAAGAGGTTTACCAGTGGTTGAAATAATAAAAGTAGTATCAGGATTCATATTCCTTAAACTTGTAGTTTTACCTGAACCACTTTCTCCATAAATACATAATGCTTCACAAGCCATTATAAAATCAATTTAAAATCATTTTTGCTTGAATTATCTTCTTCTTTTATTTCTATTTCATCTTTTTCATTTTTTAATAAATAATCTGGTGTTGTATATTTATCATAGTCATAAATATCATTAGGTAAAGGTAATTCAGCCCAAACATTAATTTTTCCTTGATAATTTACTGCAATCTCTACATCGCAACTACCAAATCTGGTTTTAAGGAATTGAATAATTCTAATGAAGTCTCCTAATTTCTTTATATCGTAACCTCTATAAGTATTAAGTTTGTCTCTATTTGGACCGTATAAAGCCATTATAACTTCTGCAGCATCAGAAATATCTCCAGTTTCTTTTAAATCGGAAAGTTGAATTCCAGTTCTACCTGCTTTAAATCTTTCAATATTACTTTGCTCTCTATTAATTTGTTGTATAATAGTTGGAGAAATTCCACACATATTTCGTAAAGTAACAAGATATGCAGTAGCTGTATCCATTTCTCCTTTCTTATTTCTTCCATTAGAAGGTTTTAAGAGTCCAGCATGATCTATAACTACTTCATATAGCATATCAGGATTATCTGGATGATAAACTTTTCTATTTTCTAATTCTTCAAATGTTCCAAACTTTTCAAGTTTTTGCATTAATATTGCATATAGTTTATCAGCATTTAAAGATTTATCATAGACATGAATTTTCTTTTCTATTTTATTTAACCATCCAATACAATCTTTAACTATTTCATAGTTTTCATCACTTAAGATATATCCTTTTTTCCTAGATAGTATTTCAGTAATACTTAATTCTTTATGATACCTTTCAAAAATATATGTAGAAAGTAGTTTTCCAAATATAACAGTTGCAGGCATCTCCAAACTAAAATAGGAGACATAGAAATTATCATCATCAAGATGTTCCATCAGAGGACGATATACATAAGCATATAAAACAAACGACGATTTACCCTGACCAGTTCCAGATGCTATAACAGTCATAGTTCTTTTAGTTACTCCATCAATTATGGACTCTGTTTTAGGTAACCCCATAGAATAACCTTGAGCTTTACCTTCTCTACCTGAATCAATTTCTTTAAGGAGTGCTTCAGTTATTGTCATAACTCACTAACCATATCAATAGATGCTATATTCCAATGTTCATCTTGAATATTTTGAGCAGCTTCTTCTTCAGAATTAGCATAACACCATTCTTTATCATAGTCACCACTTTTAGTAGTGAATCTTACTAATATTTTTTCCTTTTTTTTTTCAATTGTGTTGCTTCAAGATTAATATTAGTACCTTCTCCTACACGCATAGAATGTAGAAATTCAAATCCTCTATCTATGATGAATCTATCTAATGTAGTAAATCCTTGATACTCGTTTTCAATTCCCCATTTAATGTCATCAATTACTTGTTGATGAAGTTCAGGAGAATTTTTAATAGTTTTAGCATATCTTTGGAACGCTTGTTCTAAAGAATCAAATCGTTTTGATACAGAACGAAGATTATACATAACACCACCAACTACAGCTGATTGTGGATATGTATTAAAAAGCTCTTCTCCCATTTCAAAGGCACTTCTATAAAATTTCTTTAAGAAGTTCTGATTAAATTGAACATCTTCAGGAATAAACTGAGTCCCAGGTTTAGGAATTTTATAACTTTTTAGTATGATACCTT